GACGAGGAAATTGCAAGGATGCCAGCACGGAAAAAAGAGAAATTGCAGGCGGAAATGGAAGGCGGGATGGATGCCGTTCCAGAGAGGATAACGCCTAAATCAACGCCCATAACGACAACCCTGGAGATATCCTAATGGACACCGAAGTTACTGAAAGCACTGAAAGCGTTGAATCCGCTGCTCCCGAGGGAATGGACATTGAGGCCGCTGCTGATAGCATCGGTGATGACCTTTTCGGTTCGCAGAGGGCTGAATCTGAGGAACAGCCTGCCGAGGAAACTGCCACGACGGAGGAAGCCGCGCCCGTAGAGGAAGCCGCTCCGGCCAGAAAGCCGCCGCAATCATGGGCTAAAGACAAGCATGAGATTTGGGCGAAGCTTCCGGCTGACGCGCAGGAATACTACGAACTGCGTGAGCAGCAAATGCTGCAAGGCTTGGAGTCCTACAAGACGGACGCGCAGTTTGCACGGCAGATGAAGGAGGTTTTCAACCCGCACCAAGAATTTCTGAGGCAGCAAGGCTTTGACGAAGTTAAGGCTACGTCTTACCTTCTGAACGCGCATATCAAGCTGTCTACGGCAAACGAAGCGGAGAGGAACGATTATTTCCGCAAGTTGGCCGGGGCATATGGGGTGAATCTCGGTGGTCTTGGAACGGATGCCCCGCAGGTTGACCCTGCGGTTGAGGCGATGCAGAGAGAGATTGCATCGGTAAAGAATGCGTTGAGTTCGCGTGAAAAGCAGGAATATGAGGCAAAGCGCGCGGAAATAGCAAAAACAGTCGATGCGTTTGCGTCTGATCCGGCGCATGCGTATTTTGATGAAGTCGCAGGCGAAATCATGGCCCACTTACAGGCGGGTGATGATTTGCAGTCAGCCTACGAAAAAGCAGTATGGGCGAACCCCGTTACTCGGCAGAAAGAGCTTGCCCGCGTCCAAAAGGAAAGTGCGGACAAACTCAAAGAGAAAGCGCGGCTTGATGCCCTTGTAGCAAAAAAGGCCGCAGGGCCAAACGTCAGAAGTCGTGACACCCGGAAGGCTCCTACAGAGTCAATGGGATCGATGGAGGACACCATGAAAGAAACCTTGTCGAATATTCGACAGAGAACCCATTGAACCTAATAGGAGAATCAAATGCCGTCGCCTAATAGCACTTTCACGGAACTGGTTTCGACCACGTTCCGCAAGCATCGCAAAGAAATCAAGGACAACCTTTCTAACCGCAACGCGCTTCTGAAATACATGATGAGGCGTGGCAACTATCGGAAAGAAGATGGTGGCCTGAGCATTGCGACCCCGCTCGATTACGCGGAGAACACGACCTATCAACGTTACAGCGATTGGGATGTGCTGTCGATTGCACAGTCCGATGTAATCTCGGCTGCTGAGTATCAGTGGCGTCAGATTGCGATCAACGTTGTTTCGTCGGGCCGTGAACTGCGTATCAACAGCGGTGACTCGCGCATCATCAACCTTGCCAAAGGCAAGATCAAGAACGCGATGCGTACCTTCAACAACAACTTTTCGTCCGACCTGTATTCGGCGGGTTCGCTCTCGAACCAGATCAACGGTTTGCAGGCGATCATCGCTGATACCAACACCAACACGGTGGGCGGTATCGACGCGAATACCTGGACGTTCTGGCGCAACACTGTTACCGATGCGTCTGACCTCGGTGTTACCCCGAGCGCGACGACCATTGAGAACTCGCTGATGCTGCCGACTTGGCTTACCGTTGATCGTGGCCCGGACGACCAGCCTGACCTCATTGTTGCGGACAATACGTACTACAGCTACTTCGAGACTTCGCAAGTTTCGATGAAGCGGTACAACGACCGCACGATGGCTGATGGCGGGTTTGTGACGCTGAAATACAAGAACGCTGATGTGCTGTTTGATGGTAACAGCGGCATCCCGGCGAACCACATGTATTTCGTCAACACGAACTATCTGGAACTCGTCGTTCATCAAGACGCTGACCTCGAAATCATGGAGGAAATGCGCCCGGTGAACCAAGACGGAGCGGTGGTTCCTATCCTCTGGATGGGCAACATCACTTGCTCGAACCGTAAACTGCAAGCCGTTATCAAAGCTTAAGGAGAAAAAAGAATGTCGAACTTTGCAGGAGTAAATCTGACGCGGGTTGATACTGACCCGATGTTCACGCTTGGTCTTGTGTATCAGGCGGCTAGTGGTAAGAAGTACAAGTATGTGCAGTACGACACCGGCGCTGGCGGCATTGCTGCTGTTGCTGGAAACGTCTGCTATTACTACGCTCCGGGCGGTGTGTCTGCCGGTTCCACCACCAAAGTCACTTCCGACCTGTCGGATTCGGCTAACGTGGGCGCTGGCGTGCTGCAAGCCGTTATCACTGACGAAGCCTACGGGTGGATTCAGGTGACGGGTGCAGCCACCCTGACGACCGCGCTGACCGCTGGCGCTGACGGTAACGCGCTGACTCCGGTTGGTGCGACTGATGGCACGCTGGACGTTTCTGCGCTAGTGACTGACTCGGTTTGCGCTTACGCGATTGATGCCTCGGCAAAGATCGTGATGTGCGCTTTCCCCGAGTAAAGATGTTCCCTCCCCTTCGGGGGAGGGTTTTTCAGTGGGTATCAATGGGTGCCTACTGAAAAACTAAGGAGAAAAAATGAGCATTGCTATGGACATTGCAGAAAGGAAAGACCGCCCCCCGTATGTGCGCTTTGAGCGTGTTGCGGTAGAGGACAAGGCGGCGACGTTGAAAGCGGGGCACTATGTCGCTAAGGACGTTGATTACGCGCTTATCACGCCTCCGTACAGCAAGGACGTTTTCAAGCAAAAGGCTACCGATTGGCTTGAGGCCAATAAGCAACAGGTAATGAACGGGCGGATGCCTGAAGCGTGGCAGCGCGACTATGAGGAAGCCTATAAGCGTTGGAAGAACGGGCAGGAAGTGCCGCTCAATGGCACGCCGATCAAGGGATGGGGCGTTATTTCCCCTGCACAGCAAGAAACGCTGATCCAGATGAACTGCCTAACCGTAGAGGATTTGGCCGCGATTAACGATGAGGGTCTGAAACGCATCGGGATGGGCGCGGTTGAGTTGAAGCACAAGGCGGCTGCGTGGCTCTCTCAATTGCACGATAAAGGCCCGCTGACCATTGAAATTGCGGCGCTCAAGACTGAGAATAGCAACCTCAAGACTTCCGTTGATACCCTGACGCAGCAAGTAAACAGCCTGATGCAGATGGTGCAGTCTCAGTCGCAAGCACAGGTGCAGATTCCGCAGGATACCATCGGGATTGACGATTTGATTGAGACGGAACCGGCAAGGCGCGGCCCTGGCAGGCCAAAGAAGGCCGAAGCGCAGGCGTGATTTAAGATGTGACTTGAGGGAGTAGAGCCATGACAATGCTTACCGTAGTGCAGAACTTTTGCCGCAGGACAAACATCCCGGTTCCGTCTACGGTAATCGGCTCTACTGATCCGCGAGTGCTTCAAGTGCAGGCGTTGCTTGAAGAAGAAGGAAACGACCTTGCTGTTCGCGGTTCGTGGCAAGGGCTGACGTTTGAGGCTAGTTTGTCAACGCTGGCCCAAGAGGATCAGGGCGCGATTTCAAGCATTGCGACAAACGGATTCAGGTACATCAAGAACGAAACCATTTGGGACAGGACAACCCGCCTCCCGGTTCTTGGCCCTGTGAACGGTGTTGACTGGCAGGCGCTTAAAGCTGTAGTGACTACCGGCCCGCGTTATCAGTTTCGGATTCGTGGCGATAGGCTGCTGGTCAACCCGCCGCCGCCTGCTGCAAGTGCTTGGTATTTTGAGTACGTGACTCAGAATTGGATTCTGGCGGCTGACGGTACGACCTATAAGCAGTATTTCACGCTCGACACCGATACCATGCTGCTGCCTGAGACTCTGATGCTGATGGGCTTGCGTTGGCGCTGGATGCGTGAGAAGGGCATGGACTACGCTGAACTGTTCCGCACGTATGAAATGCAGGTTAAGGATGCGCTCGGAAGGGATGGCGGCAAGCCTGTGCTGCACATGGACGACAGCGGATGGAACGGCCCGCGTCCGGGGATATTCATCCCGCAAGGCAATTGGAACGTCTAAGAAATGAGACAGCCTATCCGCTTGAAGGGTGCTGGTGTTCGAGGGATCACTAGCACAGTAACCTCTTATCCGTCGCCTGTAGGCGGGTGGAACGCCAAAGACTCACTTGCCGCGATGAAGCCGCAAGACGCGGTTGCGCTAGAAAATTGGTTTCCAGGAACGTCCTACTGCGAGATTCGAGGCGGTTACGCTGACCATGCGACGGGGATGAACGGCAACGGCAAGACGCTTGCCGTATACAACGCGCTGAACGGCACGAACAAGATGTTTTGCGCTACGGCAACGGGCATCTATGACGTATCGTCTGCCGGTGCTGTTGGCGCTCCTGTTGCAACGCCTACGAATGGCAAGTTCCAATGGCTGAACTTTGGCGATGGGACGAATAACTACCTCATCATGGTCAATGGCGTTGATAAGGCGCTGTACTTTGATGGTTCAACGTGGATTTCAGTTGATGGCGTGAGTAGCCCCGCGCTGACAGGCATTGCGACGACAGACCTGATTCACGTTGCGGCGCACAAGGGGCGGCTGTACTTCATTGAGAAAGAATCGCTGTCAGTTTGGTATCTCACCGCTGGTGCTGCTGGTGGTGCGCTTACTGAGTTTCCTCTGGACGGGGTTGCCAAGAAAGGCGGCTACCTGATGGCGATGGCAACGTGGACGATTGACGCAGGCGATGGCCCGGACGACAGGGCGGTATTTATTACGTCTGAGGGCGAAGTTATTGTGTACGCCGGAACTAACCCGTCAAGTGCAACCTCATGGGCGCTTGTTGGCGTGTATGAGATTGGCAATCCGCTCGGCAGGCGTTGCTTTACAAAGTATGGTGGCGATTTGGCTGTAGTGACGCAAAACGGGTTGTTCCCGTTGGCGGCGGCTGTTCAGTCCGCAGCGATTGACTACAAGCTGGCGCTTTCGTTCAAGATCGAGAACGCATTTACTGAGGCGGCGCGTAGTTATGGCGCTAACTTCGGATGGATGCCGATTGTGTTCCCTGCCCGCTCTGCAATGCTTGTAAACGTGCCGATTTCAGAGGACGGAGAGCATGAGCAGTATGTGATGAACACGATCACCAAGTCTTGGTGCAAGTTCAAAGAGTGGGATGCAGAGGACTTTGCCGTATTTGATGGCGATTTGTATTTCACAACGAGCAACAAGGTGGTGAAAGCCTGGACTGGACAGGTTGATGGCACAAACAACATTGTTGCTTACGGCAAGTGCGCTTTCTCTTACTTTGGCTCTGTTGGCCTGCAAAAGAAATTCAAGCTGTTCCGCCCGATTTTGGCGGTCAACGGGAATCTGTCATACCTGACGGACATTGACGTTGATTTTCAGGACGGAGACATTACCGGGGTTGCGACGTACAACGTGACCTCGGGCGCTCAGTGGGACGTAACGAATTGGGACGAAGGCGTTTGGGCGGCTGGTCTTGAGATAACGAAGGAATGGACTTCGCCGGATGAATGGCAGGGTTCTGCTGCGTCCGGGAAAATCAAGATCGCAACAAACTCGCTGATCGTGCAGTGGATGGCAACGGATTATATGTATGAAACGGGCGGGTTTCTGTGAACACGAAAGACATACCTCGCCAGCATCTATGCGTAGGCGATGGGGTGTCGCAGTGGGTTGCAGAGAAGCTGAACGCGCAAGCCGGATTTCATGGCGCTACGGGAATCGGCTGGATGGTGGACGGAAAGATAACTGCCGGGGCGGTGTTCAACAACTACAACCGGGCAAGTGTTCACATGCACTTGGCAATAGAGGGCCGTATGCCGCCAACGTTCGTCGCTGCCATCATGGATTATCCATTTAGGCAACTAGGATGCAAGCGGATAACGGGCCTCATAGCCGAGCGGAATTGGGCTTCCAGACGGTTTGCGGAGCATTTGGGGGCACGTATAGAGGGGGTGTTGCAAGACGCCCTGGAAAGCGGTAATCTCGTCGTATACGGCCTTCTCAGGAATGACGCCTGCAAATGGCTGACAGCCCCTTACTCACGCAGAATTGGAGCGTTAAATGGGCTTTGTCAGTGACATTTTTGGGAAAGATAGTTCGCCGCCTCCGGCCCCTGATTACGCAGGGGCAGCTACAGCACAGGGCGCTGCGAACCTAGAAGCAGCCCGCGCAACGGGGCGCATCAACAACCCTAACGTCAATAGCATTTACGGAAGCCAGAACGTCACTTGGGACGGTGATACGCCTACCCTGACGCAGACGCTTTCCCCTGAGCAGCAGGCGCTATACCAGAAGCAGGTTCAGGCGAAGGGCTTGCTTGGCGACCTGTCTGTAAGCGGTGCAAACGCCCTGAAAGGCATTGTTGGCACGGGTGTTGACTTCGCCGGAATGCCCGGTGCGCCCGGTTCAGCCGAGGAAACTCGGACAAAGGCGATTAACGCCTTGATGGGGCGCGTTGACGAGGACACGACCAAAACGCGGGATCAGGCGAATTCAGACCTGATTGCTGCCGGTATCCGACCGGGTACGAAAGCCTATGCTGACCGGATGGCGCTGATTGACCGAGGCTACAACGACGCACGGCAACAGGCGTTCTTGGCTGGTGGTCAAGAGGCGTCCCGCGACTTTGGCATTGACACTCAGCGCCGCAAGGACGCGATTGCGGAGTACCTGACGCAGCGACAGACCCCGCTGAACGAGGTAAATGCCCTGCAAAGCGGTTCACAGGTATCGAATCCGTTTGCGGTTCCTGGATACGCGCAAAACGCTCAAGCGGCTCCGGCTCCGGTGTTCAACGCTGCGGTGGCGCAGGGCAGCAATGCGATGAACCAATACAACGCAGAGCAGGCGCAGCAGCAGGCGATGATGCAGGGACTTTTCAGTTTGGGCGGGGCTGCGCTTGGCGCTCCGACCGGAACGTTCAGGTTCTAACATGGCCCGACGCGACTGGATGAACGGTGGTTTGCCCCCTGACCTGATGCTTGACGAGCGTGGGGCGCAAAGAAACGAGCAGATGGCCGAAGCGTTGTTGGCGCAATCGAGCAGCCCGCTGCAAGGGCGAATGGTTGGCAACATATACGTCAAGTCATCGCCAACTGAAGGCATTGCCAAGCTGTTGCAAGCCTATGTAGGCAACAAGGCGCGGGAGAAGGCTGACGAGTCTTACGCTGATTTGGGCAATCGGTATCGTCAGGGCATCACGGATACGATGGCGCAATACCAGCGCACGGCTGGCGGGACGCCTGAGTATCAGTTTGGTGCAACGCCTGTTGACGACGAAGGCAACCCGAATGTGCAGCCTGCGGTAAAAGGCGATCCTCGCCGCGCCATTCAAGAACTCCTTATGTCGCCCTACGGTTCCGCGCCGCAGGTTCGCACTATGGCGCAGATGGAGCAGCAGAGGATGCAGGGTGAGCAAGCCGCAGAGCAAAGGGCGGCAGAGATGCGGCTACGCGCTCAGGACAGGCTAGACCAGATTGAAGCGCAGGCGCGTGAAGGGCGGCTGACGCGAGAGGAAGCCGACCGCAGGAGCGCAGATTTGCGGCGCGAATTGGCTGCGTCGGGAGCGGCAGACAGGGAAAATATGGTTCGTTTGGCCGCGTCTTTGCGTCCTCCCCGACAGGAACAGGCTCCGGTGGCTGTTGTTGGCGATGATGGAAAGCCCGTTCTTGTCTCGCCTTCTCAGGCGATTGGACGCACCCCGGTATCTAAGACTGGCGGAGGAATGTCTGCCACATCGCAAAAGGAACTCATACAAACAGAAGAAGAAATTCAAGGCGGCAGGCAGGCTGTCGATTACATTAAACAATCGCTTGAATTGAACGATAAAGCAATGGGATTTACCGGGGCAGGCGCAGTGTCGTCTGCTGGAACGCTTTTGCCTTCGTTTGTTCGCCCGAAAGCAGTTGACGCAACGGAAAATCTTGATAACTTGATTAAGAGCACTGCCTTGCCTCAATTGAAAGCTGTTTTTGGCGGCCTGCCAACGGAAGGCGAACGCAAGATATTGCTTGACGTTCAAGGCTCCGTGAACAAAAGCCCTTCGGTCAGAAAAGAAATTTTTGACCGTGCTATGCAAGCCGCTGAAAGGCGTATCAAGTTCAACGAGGATAAGGCTAAGAAACTTCGCTCAGGCACTTACTTTGCAGAGCAAGGTGGAGAGGCTGCGCCCGCTGCCCCTGCCGGTGGCGTAGTTGACTTCGGGAGCCTGAAATAATGGACGTTCGCTTGCCGGATGGGACGGTAATCAAAAACGTCCCTGACGGGATAAGCAAAGCCGACTTGACAGCAAAACTCAAGGCTAACGGCTATGACGTTTCCAAGCTTGAGGCTCCTTCTGCCCCTGCCCCCGCTGCTGCCCCCGTAGCGGCCCCTCCCGCATCAATGCCCGCATCGGATGCAATGGGGATGCTCGGCCCGCTCGGGAAGATCGGCGGCGCGATGATTGACCGGATGACTCTGAACAAGGGCTCTGACATTCCGAAGGCCGCAGCCATTGCCGCATCTGGTGCTGCTGGCGCTGCTGAACCGTTTTTCGCTGTTGGAAAGATGGTTGACGAGGGCTTGAAAGCGGCACTCCCTGAAAGCGTTTACAAGTTCGTCAAGCCTGAACTACCCGCCATTCGTGAGCGGTTTAAGAAAGCGGTTGATGCTGAACTTGGCCCGGATTTGAAGGGCTTGGCAACGGGCGCAAACATTGCCGGTCAAGTAATGAACCCGGTAGGCTTGGCTGTCGGACGGTCGATTCCTTTGGCGTCCTCAATGATGGGGCGTGTTGGTCAAGGCGCTGCTGCTGGTGCTGGAATGGGTGCGCTTACGACTGCCGAAGGCGAGGGCGGAGACTACGCTAGCAACCTCATGACGCAGATGGGCGCGGGTGGCATTGTCGGCGGCGCATTGCCGTTGGTTACGTCTGGTGTCGGCTCTGCTGTTGGCGGCGCAAGAAACATCATTGACCCGCTGCTTCCTGGCGGTAATCGTCGCGCTGCGGTACGCATGGCAAATGAGGCTGCGGGCGACAAGCGGCAGGAAATCATCAACCTTCTGCAAGGCGCGAAACCGCTTGAAACTGCGAGTCAGGCGGCGACCCCTGCGGGCCGTGCTGAGTTTGCCGGTTTGCAGAAGGTCATGGGCGAGATTGACCCGTCTGCGATGGTTGCCGCAGAAAGGGCACAGGAAGGCGCAAGACGCGCAGGCTTGGCAATGGTGCGTCCTGACCTGCAAGCCGCCGTAGCTTCGCGTTCAGCGCAGGCGGGGCCAAAGTATACGGCTGCACGGATGGGAAGGGCTCCGGTTGATACGACCGCGATTGCAGCCGGAATTGACAATCTGGCGGCTAGGAATCCGGGCAATCCGGCACTGCTTAGAGAGTTGAATAGTATCAGGACGGGTTTGTACGACGATATAGGTGAATTGAGGAAAGACCCTGAACTGGTTTCCTCTGTTCTTGACGGGCTTAAGGCATCCATTGCCAACAAGGATAACAAGTTCATCCTCGGTGAACTGAACGATATAAAGAAACAGCTATCTGATGCAATTCCCGGCTATAGCGACGCGCAAAGAACATTTGCAAAAGCATCGGCCCCTGTAAATCAGTCGCAGGTTCTTGGCGAGATGCAAAGCGTTATGGCTGCGCCGGGTGGTGGTGAGCGTGTCACTCCGTTCCTGAACGTCCTCGGTCGTGGTGAGCAGGCATTGCTCAAGAAATCGACGGGCTTCCCGCGTTACGAAGCCGGTGATATTGACAAGGTTCTTTCCCCGCAACAGCTTGGCGTTGTAAGGGAGATTGAGCGGCAAATGAACCGCGACGTTCAAGAGTCTGGGCTTGCCAATGCAGGCGTTAAAAACGCTCGGGATATTGTTCGTTCAGGCTCGGAACTTACGCTCAAACCCCCTGGACTCATTGACCGTGGCATCACGATTGCAAACGCCATCATCCGCCGTTTGGAAGGCTATGGCGGCAAAGCTGCGGATCAGGAACTTGCGCGACTGATGATTCAGAACCCGAAGGAACTCGGCATGGCAATGCAACAAGCGAACCCGCAGGCGCGTCAAAAGATTACGGAATTCCTGATCCGCAATCCGAGCGTTGCAGCGCAGATAGGCACCAGCATGCAAGGAGAACAGTAATGTCTTTCAACGGTTCCGGCGTATTCCAAGTCAACAGCAGCGGCCAGCCTGTTGTCGCCAATACGCTGATACAGGCTGCGGTATTCAACGCATTCACGGCTGACGTTGCGACCGGGCTTTCGACTGCCATTTTGAAAGACGGGACGCAGACGATTACCGCGAACATCCCGTTTTCTGGCTATAGGCTTCTAAACATCGGGGCGGCATCGCTACGAACTGACGCAGCGCAATATGCTCAGGTTCAGAACTCGGCTTCGCAGACTGTTGGAACAATAGCTGGAACGAACACCATTACGGGCGTTTTGACTCCGGCACTTACTGCCTACACTGCGGGGCAGACATTCCGATTTGTTCCTGCAAACGACAATAGCGGCGCGACGACGATCAACATTGACTCGCTTGGCGCAAAGAACATCTTTGCGAACGGTGCGGCATGTGTTGGCGGCGAGATAAAGCAAAACGTGCCGATTGCCATTTTCTACGATGGTACGCAATTCAACATTCTAGGCTTTGCAAGCGACTCGGGCGGATCGTCTGCCCTTGTAGGCGGTTACATTGACTGGACGGTTTCAGGTAACGCGCTGACGCTTTCGGTCAAGACGAATGCTGGCAATGACCCTAGCGCGTCTGAGCCTGTTTCATACGAAGTCAGGGATGCCACGGCAGCGACTGGTGAGATGGTGCCGCGTGCTCTGACCTCCGCGCTCACGCTCACCGTCCCAGATACCGCCCTGCTCGGCACCGTAAGTAACGCTGCGTTCAGGCTGTGGGCCGTGATTTTCAACGATGCCGGTACAGACCGCCTCGGTGTCATTAACTGCGCGACCATCGCGGCCAACGCGGGCAGCGGCTACAACGTGACCGCTATCTATCCTCTGGCTGGATGGGGCATCGCATCCTCAACTTCAATCGGCACCGGCTCGGATAGCGCAGGCGTGTTCTACACCGATGCAGGCGTGACCTCGAAGGCTTACGCGACGGTTGGGTACGCGACTTGGGAGAGCGGCCTCGCAGCCGCAGGAACGTGGAGCGCTGCACCGACTCGCGAGCAGCTTTGGGGGCCGAGTGTGCCGCTGCCGGGGCATCGGGTTGGGTACGCGAGGGCGACCAAAACGACCGCCGCTACAGGGAATGCAGCAGCGCTTCCGCAGGACGACACTATCCCTCAGAACACCGAAGGCAATCAACTCATGGACGTGTGTGCCATTGTGCCGTCCAGCGCGGCCAACGCGCTTCGCGTGCAGCATGTTGGCTCTTACGCGCATGACGGAGGCGCGTCGATTTGGTGTACCGCGTTGTTTCGTGACTCGGTAGCTTCTGCACTCAACGCGCAGCTTTCCTACAACGCTTCCGCGAACGTGCCGAACGCGATTACGGTTGGGCAGACCGTGCTTTCAGGCACGACAGCCAGCACTGACTTCAAGGTGCGCGTCGGGAACAACTCAAACAACACATTCACTATCAATGGAAACGCGGGGAGCCGAATCTACGGCGGGGCAGTCGGTTCCACAACTGAAGTTGAGGAGGTGATGACATGAGAATCCTGAGCGTTCACGAAAGAGAGCCGAACTTTCCCGCTAGTGACACGTTGCCAGGAGCGGTGCGCTACCCTGTTGGCGCGTGGTGGGTTGATGCTCTAGACGGGGAGCCGACTGAGCAGGATGTGTCCGACTTCTTCGCCCCGCCAAAGACGCAAGACGAAATCCGCGCCTCTCTCGAAGCTGTCCTCGACGCCCACGTAGACGCCACGGCGCGCAGCATGGGCTACCGCTCGTCCGAATCCTGCGCCGGCTACGCGGCCTCGACTGATCCTGTGTTCCAAGCCGAGGCGCTGGCCTTCATCGCGTGGCGTGACGACCTGTGGCGTTCAGCCATCGCAGTCATGCAGGCTGTTATGGCAGGGCAGCGCGAGATACCCACCGCTGCGGAACTGGTAGCCGAGATGCCCGTGTTCGTGAGGCCAGGCGCGTGAATACGATTAACCCTGTGCGCTGTCATGTTTCAGCGAAACGAGAACAGCAGCAATAATGCAATTTTGGCATGGCATCGACAATACCAATAAGGAAAGGCGATGATAGACGGACTGACTCAAACACTTGGCGTCAAAACGCTTGCAGGCTTCATTGGAGGCGTTTTATCGTTGAGGTTCTTTGACAGCCTTACGGTAAGCGGAAAGGTGTCAACGGTTGGCGGTGGGATGGCATCAGCGTTTTATCTCACTCACCCGATCATGGAGTATTTTGGATGGAATGCACAGCAGCACGAAGGTGGGGTTGGCTTCATCATCGGCCTGTTCGGCATGGCTATGGTTGCTTCGCTGTTCAAGGTCATTTTTGACACGGAGATACTAAAGAGTTGGCTTAAGAAAGGCTAACAAGAAGGCGACAATGGATATGATGACTATCTTAATCACGATGAATACAGGCTTGTTCGTAACGGTGCTGTCGGCTTTTGTGGTCTGCATTTTAGCGACGTTTCTGGTATTCCATGAACGGTACGAAGATGGGTTTTGGGGCAGGCTTGCGCTGGTAGGGCTGATATTCTCAGGTATTGCATTCGTGGTTGATGGTCTGACGGGGCATATTCAGGATGTGTTGCCGGCGACTGCGCTTGATTCGCTTGCGTTTGCCGTGTTCCTGATTCGGCATACCTATCGGTTCGTCAGGTGGACTAGAACCGGGGCGCATTCATGGGACAAGGGCGAAGCATGAACTTTGATACCGCGTTTGAGCGTTTGATTGATACCGAAGGTGGCTACGTCAATCACCCGAAAGACCCCGGAAAAGAAACCAAGTTCGGAATCAGTAAGCGCAGCTATCCGAATTTGAACATCAAGGATTTGACCTTGAGCGATGCAAAGGCCATCTATAAGCGGGACTTTTGGGAGCCGCTCGGGGACGCGCATCCGTCTATCAAGTTCCAAGTTTTTGACTTTGCCGTGAACTCAGGGATTCAGACAGCCATCAGGAAGCTGCAAGCGTCTATCGGAGTAGCAGACGATGGGGATTGGGGGCCGCGTAGCGCCGCAGCGTTGAAGTCAATGGAACTAAACGATGTGCTAATGCGCTTTGCCGCTTACCGGCTGGATTTTATGACTTCGCTTTCTACTTGGCCTGATTTTGGTAAGGGATGGGCTAGGCGCATTGCAAAGCAGCTTTTGCACGCGGCAGAGGATAACTGATTGATCCCCCTACCCGGCACCCCGTACCTGCTGCTAGGCGCGTTTTTAAGCGGTTTGGCGGCAGGTAGCTACGGGGTACATACTTGGTACAAGGCGCAGCGCGTGGAAGCCATCCAGGAGGCTAGAAACACCGAGCGCGAGGGCGTCAGAGCCGCTAACCAAGCCGATGTGCGCTATATCGACCGGATTTTCGCCCAAAGGGAGGCCGCAAATGCCAATGCAGACAAGTTCAAAGCCGCGTTCACGGTTGCTGCTGATTCCCTGCGCCGCTGCGCTGTCAGTCCTGACCTTCTCAGGCTGCTCAACGAGTCCAGAGAAAGCCCTGCTCCCGGACTTGCCGCCAAGCCTGAGCCAGCCGCCCCGGCAACTCAAGCCGGTTCCTCAGACTGTGCCGCCGTTGTTGAAACCTACCGCTGGAACATCGATAACGTAATTGTGCCGAATGCGATCCAGATTGAGGAATTGCAGCGGTTTTACAGGGACGTGCAGCGGCGGTTTAATCAGTAGCGGAAAGAATAATGGACAGATCAAAACTTGTTGATGCATTACTCGGCCCTGCGACGATGAACCCGAACCTGGAGAAGCAGGGACGTATTGCCCGTGGTTTGATGGCCCCACCGACTTCGGTGATGGACGAGCGTTACCCGGCTTGGAAGAAGTCGCAGGATCAGGCAGAACAATTCCTGATAGGTGCAGACATTTTGTCATCTGCAATTCCTGCTGCGGTATTGGCCGCACCGTATGCAAAGAAAGGCTTGCTTTCATTGGGAGCCGCAGCATCGCCAAGAGTTGAAAACTACATGGCGAGAACAGGATTGCTACAGCCTGCGACGGTATGGCACGGAAGCCCGCACAGGTTCGACAAGTTCGACGCAAGCAAGATTGGAACGGGCGAGGGAGCGCAGGCATACGGGCATGGGTTGTATCTGGCGGAATCGCCAGATGTGGCGCGGAGCTATCAAAAGGCGCTTTCTGGACGCGTTAAATCGGCAAACGTTGGTGCGGATGTTCCGCTCGGCGATGCAAGAGGAATTGCCCACGAAATTGCAACCGTTCACAGGGGGAATGTAGAGGAGTTCATAAAGTCCAACAGACTCCACTACGCGCTAGAGGAGTCCAAAGCCTCCGCTATTGGCAACACCAATCGCGCAAAAGTGCTGCGCGAGATAGCCGATGAAAACGAAGCCATTGCAAAGCAGTTTCTAGGCAAGCCAGTTACCGCTGCGCCCGAAGGCGGCTCCCTCTACAAAGTAGACCTCCCCGACGAAGCAATAGCCAAGATGCTGGATTGGGACAAGCCGCTGAGTCAGCAATCGCCTGAAGTGCAGGCTTTGCTGCAAAAAGCCGCTCAAATTCGCGCCCAACAAACTGGCGGCGCATTCGGCCCTCTGGATATGAATCAGATTGGCAAGAATGTAATCCCTACGCTTGGAGAGCAGCGTTTGCAGCAAGCAGGCATCACCGGCATCCGCTACCTAGATGGCGGCAGCAGAGGCACGGGCGCAGGAACTTCAAACTATGTCGTATTTCCCGGCAATGAATCACTGCTCAAGATTCTTTCCCGCGAATAGGAGTCACTTTAAAATCGTAATCAGTAGCAGGCCGGGCGCAGCCATTCCAGAGCGGCGCACAGGGCGGAAACGATAGCGATTCCGACCAAAACCCCGCGCAAGTATGACCAGCACAAAGAGTCAGGGCAAGGTTCTGGCGATGCTGGCATAGCATTCCTCGGCGCGTTTAGGGTCTTGCGTAGCCGCCCACCAAGCCGACTGGAAGGCGCTTGGCGATAGGTCGTAATGGGTTGCGACCTTGCGAAAGTTCGACCAGAGGGACACCGGCAGGTAGCGACCAGGGGATGGCAGCGGTCTGCACCATGCGGCGCTCATCGCTGCCGCTCCCCGACAGCCAGAAGCGCACCCTTGACTGCGGCCAGCTTGCGTTCCATTTCCTCGATGGCTTCGAGCGCCTGCGGTACGTTCGGATTGCCCCCCGGCGCGATAGCCGATGCTAGGCGGTTCCACCACGACATAAAGCCTGCGGTATGCTGCCCGAGGTTGACCGGGCGGATGCGGCTTGCGGCTAGTTGTTGCATTTGTTGCTCCTGTTGGTTAATCATGCCCTTTGTCCAGGAAGTGCTGTGTAGTGTTTAACCCGAAACATCCGCCTCCACCAAGCACGCAAGTTTTCATTCGCCCTCCAATTCAACAGACTCGATGATTTCAAACATTCAAATGTTCTCCGCTTTCATGATTGCCCGCCCGATGATTTCCGGGATTTGCGGGACAACGGCATTTCCGTATGCTCTGAGTGCGCCCAATTCTTCGGAAATCCCATGCGCCTGCACCACTCGTCCGGGGTCACAATCGCCCCTCGGCAAGAAGGGTGCTTTTGCATTGATGGTGCGGCTTGGTTTGCTGCCCTTGTTGGCGTATGCAAGAAACCAGAAGCGCGACCGCCTGTGATCGTGTCCGACGCCACAAGCCGGAATTTCAAACGGTGGTGCAATTTCGTATTCGCAGGCTTCCAAGTCAGATACCACCTGTTCGAGTGCCATTGACTCGATGCCAATAACATTTTCACCACAGACCCAAGAGGGCTGGAACTCTTGAATAATTCTGAGCATTTCAGGCCAGAGGTAATGGTCATGCTCTGCGCCTTTTCGTTTCCCGGCGCTGGCTGTGCTAAATGGCTGACAAGGGAACCCTCCGCAAATAACGTCAATTGGTTCCGAGAGGTCTGAAGCGGTGAGTTTTCTAACGTCCTCAAAGATTGGCACTCCTGGCCAATGCTTTCTAAGGACTGCTTGGCAGAAAGGTTCGATTTCGCAGAACGCGACGGTTCGCATTCCGGCTCTTTCAAGCCCGAGGCTAAACCCTCCAATGCCGCTGAACAGGTCAAGGACATTCAAGCCGCCTCCATTTGTTTATGCGCAGCCATCACAGTGCCCCCGCTTTCTCTGCGGCCTCAATAGCGGCTTCTAGCGGATTGATACATGATTTCCCGTGGTGGAACACCTGAGCCGCCTTTACCACATCCATCAGCTTCTTGTACCGGGCTGTGGTCAGGAGGGTGCAGGGGGTGGTAAAAAAGCTAGTTGGCTCTGCAAAGCCATCCTTAGACAGATTGCCTGCGTCCACTTCTCCATAGCACTTCACCGGCTTCACGCTTGCAAGGTTCTTAGCCATTGCCTTTCTCCTTCTCCATTTCAGCCCGGACGCGGGCGATGACTTCGTTGATTTCTGAGTCCGGGACAAACGGGTCTGCGCCAATCATTCTCAAGAGGTCTTGAGACGCGGCCACGCCCACCCGCCGCGCCAGTTCATCGGCCTCTGCTCGGGCGGCGGCGAGTTCGGTTTCGAGGGTGCGGGCAAGCCCAATGATGTTGCCCACTTGATTAACGTCACCCCAATCAAGTTTGTTGTCGGCGTCCTCAAAATCAGATAAGGCGCATATCGGCAACTCCTGCCCGGAAGCGCACGCCGCAATGAGGGCATCGACTCTCGGCGTCTTGGTGGGGGCGGTCATCACTTCCCTCTCTGCGGCTTGGGCTGGAACGTGAGCACATGCAGGCTGATTTGTTCTATGTGACTCAGGTCGTGCGCTTCGTTCTCTTTCTGGAGCGCGGACGCCAGCCCGTCAAGGGTGCCGTAGGACGGCGGGCCCTTAGTATCTCCCCGCCCGCTGACGATCATTGACAGACACATGAATTGCGGAGCCATCACTTCCCTCCTTGCTCGGCCGGAGGCCAGCGCCTCTCGCAGCGCCTTCTCGGTCGTCATCATCTGGATACCCCTATATCCGCTTCCGGGTTTTCTTGGCAGGCAGCAAGGTACTTTTCAAGCCACGGAACGAACGTGTCATAGCTGCCCCATTTGTTCGGCGGGTCAAGTCTCTTAAACCGCTCCGGGTCTGCCTTCATTTCCGCAATCCCCTTTGTGAGCGGTTCGATCAGTTGACCGGCTTTCTTGATTCCCATTTCTTCCGGCCTCCATACGCAATCATAGATTCCGGCCTCTCGCGCCATATCGTTGCAGTTGTGCGTGTAGTTCGCCCAAAACACTTCGACCGGGCGGGTGTGCGTCAGATAAACGTCTAGGCTCATGGCTTCTCTCCTTTACGGGCGGCGTCTATGGCGGCGTATTTCTCGCACATTGCCCTATGCCCTTCGGTTGCTTCTTTGCGTGTCATGTACCCGGAAAAATCCACCTCGTCGCCGCCGATGGCGGGCATTCCGCAGGCGCATTCTTTTGTGTTGCACGGTTCCCCAGCCGGGAAAACCATCGTCTCGAAAAATCTTCCGCCGCCGATTTCTTCGCCCAAAGGGTTATCAAGCAGATAATCAATTTCTGTTCTTTCGCTACCTGCGCTGCGGCTTGGATGAACGTACTCCCCAACAGTTGAAACAAGCCACGGCCCGACCTGTGTAGCCAAGTGAAACCGGCACCAGCGCCCACATATGAAGTGCGCAGCATTGCCGAAATGTTTCCACTCCGAATGCGGAACGCGATAATCGCCCGTTTCCGATGTGTCCCGATACCGCTCCCCATCCCTCGCAAGCGCGAGAAGGGCGGGGAAGGCGTTGTGCAGGGCGGCGATATAGGCCGCGTCGGTTGACTGTCTGACTTCCGGGGCAATTTCGTCGTGGTAAATCTTTGCGCTTTTATCGTCAGTGACCAGGGCTGTGTGCCAAGAGTGCAGATAAATCGCCCATTTCCCAGGCGACGCCTCCCGATGCAGCCGTTCCAGTTCGTCCAGGTTCATGCGTCAATCCTCCGAAACTCAAGCACCCACACCCAGCGGCTATCGAATGAGCCGGGGCCGTTGATGGATTCCCAAAGTTTCCTAAACAGGTCAACGGCGCTGTCGTCAAAATGCGTCTTTCCGTCAGGCAGCTTGCACTCGTAGATGCCATACGCGGATCGTCTGATAGCGATGCCTTCGGCAGCCGCGTCCGTTTCGGAAATCTTGTTCAGCCGCTCCACGCGCACGCCCGTGATTTCCAGCGTGATCCGGGACGCCCAGCGGGGCATGTTGATGCTCGGACGCCACTTCGTGACCTGTGACGACTCACACCCCCGGACAATCGCGCCGTCTGCCTTATAGAAAAGGCATGTCCGTCCATCGTTCGGGATCTGCGCTGGCGGCACACCGTTCCACATGAAGTGCGCCCCCCACGTCTCCCGCGCCCAAAGCCTGTCGCCGGGCTGGCCGTAGGGGCAGAGAATCCCCGGATGCGGGTCTGGATGCCATGCCTTGCGACCTGGCATCTTGCTCAGGCTCCACCGCTCTCCGTTCGTAATTGCGGCGACATCGCCCGTCAAAAATTCCTTGGGCGGCTGCGGTTTCACAACTCGCCGCGTCTGCGTCTTGCGCCCGCCCAGGATCGCCCGCACCATCGGCCCGCTGAACAGAATCGGCCTCTCCTTCACGCCCATATCAGCCACCCCATAAAAAGACCAGCACGTTCGCCCTGGTTCATTTCTTCCCCCTCCCCTTGAGAATCTTTGGTGTCCACTGA